TAGGTAGTTTGCCGTTTCACTCATACCGGGGCGGCGAAATCGTGTTACCGACGCCGCCGCTTCTCGAACAACCCGATCCGGGGGCGACACGAATCGACACCATTTCGAGTCTCGTCACCAGCCTTTTGTTATCGGGCAACGCGTATTGTTTACTCGGCGACCGCGACGGTCTCGGCTATCCGCGAGTTGCCATTCCGTTAAACCCTGACGCCGTGGCAGTGAACACCACACAAACCGGGGCCGTTGAATACCGGGTGAACGGTGTACCCGTTCCGTTCGAAGACGTAATGCATATCCGTGGCATGACACTTCCGGGCGCCGTTCAAGGTTTGGGCGTTGTTACCGCTGCTCGACGTTCGTTGGGTATCGCCATCGCCGGCGACGAAATGGCCGCCGACTTTTACACCTCCGGCGCTGTCCCTACCGGTGTTCTCCAATCCGACACCGAACTAACCAGAGAAGAAGCAAACGACCTCAAATCGTCGTTCGTGGCGGCTCACGGTGGCCGGCAACGCTCACCCGCCGTTTTGTCCGCCGGCATCAAATACCAGGCACTCCAGCTTTCACCAAAAGACCTAGAATTTGTGCAAGCCCGCGTCAACTCGGCGCGAGAAATAACGACCATGTTCAAAGTTCCTTCACACATGCTGAACGTGCCCAGTGAAGGCGGCTCGATGACATATCAAAATGTTCAACAGGACTCGATAAATTTTGTTCGGTTCTGTCTTCGGGGCTGGTACTCGCGCATCGAACAGGCATTCACGCAGGAACTCCCACGCGGTCAGGTCGCCCGATTAAACATCGACGCTTTAATACGCGGCTCGCGTAGTGAACGTTTCGCCGCACACAAAACAGCGGTCGAAGGTGGCTGGCTCACCGTCGACGAAATCAGGGACTTAGAGAACGTGACCGCGTCAGTGGCTCACGACGACCTTTTGGGGTAACTATGCAAATTGAACACCGAACCCTCGAAATCAGCGACATAGAGATTCGCGAGGACAACGGGCAACACCACATTGTTGCTTTAGTGGCACCGTGGAACGCCACGTTCGACACCGGCAAATTTGTTGAACGTTTAGGGAAAAGCGTTTTCGATAAGTCCATTCAAGAACGGGGCCGCAATATTCCGTTAATGCACGGGCACGACCGCGACAATTTTCCTATTGGGCGTTCCGCGAGCTGGGAAAAAGATCCAATGGGTTTAATCGCCGACTTTGAAGTCGCACCAACGGACCGGGCACGCGAAGCGTTAAACCTCGCGAAGGACGGATATGTGACCGGGTTCAGTGTCGGGTTTGTTCCGGTACGCAACGAAGAAAACACCGTTGACGGCAAACGGCACATAACACGAGTCGAAGCGAAACTCGATCATGTGGCGTTACTCACGGCACCAACGGCGCCCGCATACGGCGAAGCTCAACTAATAGCGGCTCGGGCGTTTGACCCGGACGACAAAACCCAGGCGCCCCGGCTGGCACGCTGGCGGCATCTCCTCGACGCTGACACGCGCTAAGGTTTTAGTAGAACGCCGACGACACGCCGCACCCCGCACCTGCCGTCACCTTCGCTAAACCCGAACGTGACACAGGAGAAACCGTTTATGAAACTCCTCGATCAGTTAGTTGAGGAACGCGCCGAAATCAGCGCGATGCAAACCGCCCTAGTTACTCGCGCATCCGACGAGGTCCGCGACCTAACCGAAGACGAAGACAAAAACCTAGCCGATTTCCAAGAACGCGCCGCACAACTTGACCGCCGCATCGACGACTTACGCAACATGCACGAATCGACGTTGAAGGCTGACACCATGAGAGCAGAGGTAAGGGCGTTGAACGCAGAAAACCCCGAAGAACCACAAGCAATGGGCCAAGCAGTCGTCACAAACGAACCGCTGACCTACCGTTCCGACAACATCGAACACAGCTTCATCCGCGACTTCATTGACTCGAACGTTTCGAAGGACGTAGCGGCAACGCAACGAATCCAACGGCACCAAAAAGAAATGGAAAACCGCGACGGAACCTCCGCAAACTTTGCGGGCCTTGTAGTTCCCCAGTACTTGACGGATCTTGCGGCTCCGCTCGCTAGGGCTGGCCGGCCGTTCGCCGATCAGTGCCGGCCGCTGCAGCTACCAGAATCGGGGCTCAGCATCAACATCAGCCGAGTAACCACCGGATCAACCGCCGCAATACAGAACCCGGAAAACACTGCCGTCAGTGAAACCGATATTGACGACACGCTTCTAACGTCGAATATTTCGACGATTGCCTCTGCTCAGCAAATCAGCAGGCAAGCAATGGAGCGGGGAACCGGCATTGACGCGTTGGTCACGGGTGACATGATGGGCGCAATGTCCACCGTGTTAGACAACCAGCTGATTAACGGTTCGGGTGCAGCGGGGCAACTCCTCGGCATTTCACAAGTGACCGGCATAAATAGCGTTACTTATACCGACGCGACCCCAACAATCGCCGAGTTTTATCCGAAGCTCCTTGATGCGATTCAGCAAATCAACAGCAACTTGTTTAGGGCACCTGACCTGATTGTGATGCACCCTCGCCGTTTGGCTTGGATACAAGCCGGCGTCGACGGAAATTCGCGACCTCTTGTGCTTCCACAAACCAACGTTCCACAAAACGCTATGGGCACCGGGCCAGTGGCGGGCTATGGGAACACCGGCACACAAATTGCGGGTATCCCAATCGTGACGGACGCCAACATACGCACCGACCTGGGCGCTGGAACCGAAGACGCTGTCTATGTTGTTTCTCGAAACGACATGCTGCTATTTGAGGACGGCGGACCAATGTTCATGCGTATGGACGAAACAGCGGGGCTCAATTTGACTCTTACCCTGGTTGCATATTCATACGTTGGTTTTGTTCCGGGCAGGTTCCCCGTCGCCATTAGCGCGATCACAGGAACCGGCCTTATAGCGCCGACGTTCTAACCCTCGGGTTAGATAATCCACCAATCGGCGGGGGCCGCGTCGACTAGGCATGGCCCGGTCCCCGCCAAGAGTGAAAGCGAACATATGCCCGACCAAACGTTGTGGGAAAAGCAAGCGCCAAGCAGGTTGCAGAAACCAGCGCCAGAACCGAAAAAGAAAGCTCCCGCAAAAAAGCCGGCCGCGAAGAAATAAGTTATGGCCTACACCACTACCGCGCTAGTAAAAGCCTCTTTAGGTATTCCGTCGGGCACAACGTCCGAAGACACCTACATCGCGGCGGCTATTGGTGCAGCAGAGGACGAAATAGACAAATATTGTGGGCGAACGTTCGAACCGGCCGGCGCGGTGTCGGCTCGGGTGTATCAGCCTTCGACGAACGTGCTGGCCTATACGGACGACTTTTTTACGTTGACCGGTCTGGTAGTCAAACAGGACGACTCGAACGACGGAACCTACGGCACGACCCTGACCATTACCTCCGGCTTCATTGTCGTGGGTAATTCGGCTCCGTTTAATACGATTCGTTCCGTTTCCTCGCCGTTTCCGCGGTACACCACCGATAGACCAACGGTGCAAGTGACCGCGAAATGGGGCTACCAGACAGCAGTGCCCGAAGCCGTAGAAACCGCGGCGCTTATTCTTAGCTGTCGTTTGTTTCAACGTCGCAGCAGTCCGCTAGGCGTTATGGCTGGCGTTGTCAACGACTTTGGGCCTATGAGGGTTAGTAGGGTCGACCCGGACTACCGGGCGCTCCTGTCGGGTTACAGGCGAATCGGTGTCGCGTAGTGGCCGATTACGCCGCCATTAAAGACGGCATAAAAGTGCGTTTAGAAACCCTTGCCGACCTCGTCGCAGTATTCGAAACGGTACCCGATCGGGTTGTACCACCCGTCGCCGTGGTCGTCCCCGGAACACCACCCGTCGACTTTAATGTTTCGATGGGCAAATCAACGAACGCCAGCCAGCTACAACGCTTCACTTTCGAGGTGCTCATTTTGGCGCAACGCTTTTACGCAGAAACCGCGCAAGACAAACTCGACAGTTACGTTTCCGGCACCGCAAGTGTTTACGATGCGATCAGCGGAGACACTACGCTAGGCGGTACAGCATCCGACGCCAGGATCACAAGAATGTCCGACTACGGCCAAATCGTCGTCGGTGAAGGAGAATTTATGGGCTGCCGATTCGACCTCGAGGTTTACGCCGTATGAGTGACTACAAAATAAAGGCTCACAACGTGTCGTTTGGGAAACCGGGCGAAACCATCACACACAAAGAACTCGAAAAACTGGGCGTCAATATCGACGCTTTGCTAGAGGGCGGCCACTTGGCAGCCACACGCGCCACAACCAAAAAGGAAGATAACTAATGGCCGCTTTTATGCTTTACAACGCTTCGGTTACAATAAACTCGGTCGACCTTAGCGACCATGTCACGTCCATCACGTTCAGCGAAAACGCAGCTGAACTAACGACAACCTCGATGGGTGACTCAAACGTAACGAGGATTGGGGGGCTTCTCGATGGCAACATCGACCTGGAATTCAATCAGGACATGCAAGCCTCTGAAACTCAGGCAACGATTCGCGCACTCGTAGGGACCGTCACAACGGTCGTCGTTAAGTCTGACGCCAGCGCCGTGTCAGCGGCAAACCCGTCATGGACGTTTTCGGCACTTGTCACTGAATGGCCGTCCGTTAATGGCACCGTCGGCGAACTCGCCACGGCGTCGATTAGCTGGCCTCTTACAGGTGCAGTAGTTCAAGCAGTTAGCTAGAAACAGGAGAAAATGATGCTGAGGGCACAAATCCAAGTCACCGACAACCAAGGTGTCATCCGAAACTATGACGGCACCGGGGCGCTATTCGTGGCGTTCGAAGCTCACTTCGACGTTTCAATCCTCGAAATGGGCGAAAATCCGCGACTGACCCATATTTATTGGCTCGGGTACGAAGCCGCCCGGCGTGTCAACCAGCACGACGGTCTAGATTTTCAGAAATGGCTCGACGCCGGCTACACGGTGGAATTTGAGGTTGACGACGACCCTTTAGACGAACCAGCTACGCCTACCAGTTAGGAGTTTTGGCGATAGCTACCGGCCAACCACTCGACGTTTTGTTGGAAGTGGATTCTCTAACACTGATGGGGCTCATTACCGCCTACAA